CATGATTGATGAACTACGCGACCCTGTAGGAACCATAGTCAACTGGTGGCTCTGGAACCCAACAGAGTTTGATGAGAACTATGAAGACTTTACAGACCCTATATACGATGTAAGTAATCAGACCGATGGTCTTGGTCGTCGCTGGGATGAGCCTTTTGATTTGCCCGTTATTTTGGCGCAACAAATTCGTGGCAATAACGTAATGAATGAACGCGGTTTTTATACAGTAGATACTTTGCGCCTAGTAGTTGCAGTCGATGATATAAACAGACTTCTTCCAGCAATGATTAGCGACCCAACGGCCCATATTAAGGACCGACTAATTTTCCAGAACACCGTGTTTACCCCTACCCGTGTAAACCCACGAGGAAGGTACAAAGAACGCTATTCTGTTGTTACAATTGACTGTAACCAGGTCAATGCTGAAGAGTTGGTCAATGACCCACAATTCCAGCAGTACGCAGAATAGGAGCAACATGACTTTTGAACCAGAAATCGACGTAGACCTCTTTGACGAAGATTTGGTAGAAGAAATTGACCATGAATTTGATATGGCCGAAGACTATGATGACCATGCTTGGGACGAAGAAGAACTAGTAGAAGAGGAAGAGTAATGGCAAATAAAAAAGCAACAGCAAAACAAAAGGGCAAGGTTGAAACCGTCATGCGGGAGTACAAGTCTGGCAAATTAAAGTCAGGAAAAAAGGGACCTGGTAAAGGACCTGTAGTTAAGTCACGTAAGCAGGCCGTTGCTATCGCTATGAGCGAAGCAGGAATGTCTAAAAAGAAAAAATAATGAAAAGACGTAAAAGAACGCCTGGTGCTCGCGCAGGAAAAGCCCCCTCTAAACAAGTAAGAACAACTTTAACTGAAGCAAAATACTCTTCAGGTGGCGCTAAATTAAAGAGGAAGAAAGGCGGCTTCGTACGCAAGCCAAAGCCCCCAATACATTACAAACGTAAGAAAGTGACCTTTGACTAATGGCAAAGACAATTAAGGTTCAAGGAACAAAACACACCGTTAAGAAGAACAAGAAAGGCGATGTGATTGTCGACCACGAAGCCAAGGCTAAGGCTGGTAAGTGGGACAAGATTAACTTGACCAAGAAGGGCGGCTCTAAGACCGTTGAAGAGGGCGTCAAGGCTGTAAAAGATTGGCACAAGAAGAATCCTCACAAGAAGGTGAAACGTGGCAGCAAAAAAGACAAGTAAGTCAAAAGTAAACCAAGCAGGTAACTACACCAAGCCTGGTATGCGCAAAGCGCTCTTTAATAAGATTAAGGCTGGCTCCAAGGGTGGAGACCCAGGAGAATGGAGCGCAAGAAAAGCACAACTTCTTGCCTCTGAATATAAGAAGGCAGGCGGAGGGTACAAGAACTAGAATGGCCCTTGCTAAATCACAGAAGTCCTTAAAGAAGTGGTCACAAGAGAAGTGGCGTACTTCCGATGGGAAAGAGTCTAAAGGTAAAAAGAGATACCTGCCAGATAAAGCATGGGATAGTCTTTCTCCTTCAGAAAAGGCTGCTACTAACCGCGCTAAAGCCGAAGGCAATAGCAAAGGAAAGCAGTTTGTAAAACAACCCAAAAAAATTGCCGCAAAGACGGCAAGACACCGATAGGAGATACCCATGTGTAGCACTTGTGGCTGTATGAAGCCGAAAGATAAGCACGGAGAGAAGACTCTAGCCGCTGCTAACAAGAAGTATGCCAAGAAGAAGAACGACAAGAAGAAGGAGAAAAAGTAATGGCTCTCTCCTGTAATATGAAGAATTGTAAGTGTAAATGCAATGTTTGCAAAGGAAAGAAATAATGGCGCTAAAAGGTAAACAAACCAAACTTGACTTAAACAAGAACGGCAAACTTGATAAGGAAGACTTCTCAATGCTACGTGGCAAGAAGGGCGCTGCTAAAGCCAAAGGCAAGAAGCAGGCTATGCCAAGAAAGAAGGGCATGTAGTGAAGAAGCCACCTATGAAGGGCAAGTACACCAAGAAGTCCGATGAAAAGATGGACTCCTACTTGACCAAGAAGGCTGGTCTTGACAAAGAAGAAAAAGAAGAGTTTGAGAAGAAAGACAAGGCTCACGGAAAAAAGAAGAAACCGAAGACTCTTCAAGAGGATGTCAAGATTGATAAGAAGATTATCAAGGGCATAAAGAAGAAAGAAAAGGCCCACGAAAAGAAGGAAGGCAAGAAGGGCGAGAAGGCCGAAGAAAAGCGGGAGAAGAAAGAAAAGAAGTAGCAAGTTGGAGCCCCGAAAGGGGCTCTTCTTGTTTATCCTAGCCTTATCGGAAATCCGTGCGGACTCCGTGTAGCACCCACTACTTGCGATAAAGGGGATATAAATGGCTTGGAAGCCTTGGTATGAACGTGCCGCTGAAATGAACGGCAAAGAAGTTGAAGAGTTCATGCGTGGCGTTTTTGGTTGGAAACCAAAAGATAAACGCCCAATTATTACTGGTCTTATCGCAGGCTACGTTGGTGGCAAAGTCGCTGCGAAGGACCTAAAGAAGAAGTGAATCGACAAAAATTAAACAGCGCCCTTAATCAAGCCAGTCACGAAACGACCAGGCTTCTTTCCGCACACCTGCGCACGGAGGCTCGCAAGAGCGGATGGTCAGATGATGTCGTGCGCTCTATGAACGTTACCTACGACAAAGATGGCTTTGCAGCGCATGTAGACGCTCGTAATCACGTCAAAGCCTTAGATTTAGAGTACGGAACTCCTACTACTCAACCAACTGCTGCAGTTCGCCGTTTTAGTAATCGAACAGCAGAGGCTCAACATTTCTTTGTAAACCGTCTCTTCAAGCATATCGAGGATGACCTATGAGTTTCCTACTTGATGAAGATGAAGCGATTCGTGACCTACTACTCGGTATGACTGTTACAGACCAAAAGCAGAATACCTCCCGCAATGTCGGTGTATGGTTTGGACAACCTGACCAAGAGTTACGTGAGCAGAAGTATCCCTACATAACTATAGATATGATTGATGTTGCTGAAGATTTCACACGTGCTATGCGTGGCAAGGTTCGCCCTGCATATATCCAAGACCCAACCGTCATGGTTACTGGTGTACAAGGAACTCAGTCAGTTCAGTTTGTTCAACAAGTAAACTTTAATAATAATGACCATGCCTGGGAAATTGATTACCCAATTCCCGTAAACATCGACTATCAAATAACTACATACTCACGTCAACCACGTCATGACCGCCAAATTCTGGCGCAATTACTATACACAAAGATTCCACTTCGATACGCTGTTCTATTGACGGGACCAAACACTGTCTATGGTACACATCGTCGCTTGGATGTTCTGGATATTGCAAAACGCGATGTTTCAGAAAATGGCAAACGGTTGTTTGTCAATGCAATCACTGTGCGTATCTCATCCGAGATTGCACAAGAAACCTTCACCAAACTCTATAAGGCGCAAGAACTTACTATCACTGGTGTTACAGACGACGAAGGCAATACTGATGGAAGTCAGGTTATTGGTCGTGGTCAATTCACTGCAATTCAAGGCATAACTATTACGGCACCATAAGGAACAACCTCAACTTAGTTAGGAGAAAAGATGTCATTTAGTCGCCCAGGCGTTTATATTACAGAACGCCTATTACCAGCAACACTTCCGCAAGGACCAAGTGCTGATGCTGCTGGTGCAGTAGTTGCGCCTTTTGCACAGGGACCAGAAACGGTAACTCGTGTAACTTCTTGGTATGACTTTACCAAGTACTTTGGTGGATATAACGCTTCTTATCCAGCAACATTTCAGGTAGCAGCATTCTTCCAAAACGGTGGACGCGAACTTTATGTTCAACGTCTACTTGCATCAAACGCTGTAAAAGCCGATACCGACCTAGTCGACAGTGGTAGCGCAGCACAAGTTAACATTCAATCAAAAAATGCTGGAACTGATGGAAACAGCCTTCGTGTTGTTCTTTCAGCAGGTCAGGTAGCCAGCACATACACACTTACTTTGTACAAAGAGTCAGGTGTAGCAAATGATATTTCTGACGACATTCTTCTTGAGCGATATGAAAACATCGTTTTTGATGATGACACGTCAAGTGATTACGCAGAAACAGTTATAAACGTTGTTTCACCTAACATCACAGTAGCAGTTGATTCAGGTTATGCAGGACAGTCTTTGACTTCTGCAACCTATCCACTTGCAGGTGGTTCAAACGGAACTGCAACAGCATCTACTGATTACACCAACTACAAGGCTGGTGGTTCATCAGTATTTACTAGATTCTCAAATCTTGAGCGTCCACTTGTAATGTTTCTTCCAGTTGTTAACGCTCTTGCTTCTGGAACAACAGCAGTATTTGATGCAGCAACTTCTTGGGCAGAAGATAACAACGGATTCGTTGTTGTTGATACTGACCCAGATTTAACTCCAGCAAACGCTGTTAGCGCTGCTGCTGCTCTTGCAGATACCAGTTTTGCTGCTGTCTATTACCCGCAATACTTCATTGCTGACCCACTAGGACGTGGCGCTGGTGCGCTTCGTAAAATTGGGCCATCAGGTGCTCTTGCAGGTATCTACCTTGCAAACGATGCATCACGTGGTGTATTTAAGGCTCCAGCAGGTGTAGGAGTTGTTCTTCAAGGTGCAGTTGTTATGGAGAGAACCTTCACATCAACTGAACTCGATACAATGAACGCAAGCACATCGCCAGTCAACGCAATTCGTGCTCTTCCAGGTGCAGGCATCTGCGTCATGGGCGCACGCACGCTCAAGCAGGATGGAACAGCAAACAAGTATGTCAACATGCGTCGTTCGCTTATCTACATTCGCAAGCAATTAAAGAACCTCACAGAGTTTGCAATATTTGAAAACAATGATGAAAAACTATGGGCATCACTGCGCACCGTAATCTCTTCATTCTTAGTTGAATATAAGAATCAGGGTGGTTTACGAGGTGCTACAAACACTGATGCTTTCTTTATCAAGTGTGATGGTGAAAATAACACCGCACAATCAATTGCAAACGGAGAGGTACGCATCCAAGTGGGTGTCGCACTCCAGTATCCAGCAGAATTCGTTGTCATTGACCTAAGTCAAAAGACCGCGAATTAATTCGAAGGAGAAATACATAAATGCCAACAATAATCAATAACCGCTCGACACTGGTAACCGACCCGTTACGTAATTTTCGGTTCCTTGTCCAGTTCAAACCTCTAACGGGATTCCCAGGAGCACTGGGCGGAACGTTACGCAGTGGAGCCGTAAACTCTGTTTCTTTTGGGTTTACCTCTGTATCAGGTCTGTCAGTA